AATGCAATCTTGATGTAGTCAAGTCGCTTAGCTTAGTTGAAACTTCATCCCATTTGGAAGTTGGTGTCTCTTTAGCCGAAGCATACTGAGCAGGACAATCTGCGCATTCTCTATCGAAGACCGATTTCTGTTTTAAGAATTCGATCAGTTTATGTTCAGGCTCGTCTTGCTCGGTAAGTGCCTTATCCTCGAATTTTTCAGTTCGAAAGCCAATGTAATAGCTTCGCACACGAGTTCCGTCATCAAGATTGAATCTCTCCTTGTAATCCCGGAAGTAGTTTTTCAGTTCCTCCTTAAATATCCTCTGAGAGAACGGGAAGGTAACTTTTGCCTCATCGCAATAGGTTTTATACATCTCCCATGAGGCTTTGAGAGTTGTCCCGTCTTCTTTCTTGAAGACATGGTAAGAATCAATAATGAAGTTATAGAAATCATTAGATGCACCGAGCATCGTCACGGGAATATAATCATCATATCTGCCCGGATTCTCCAGATAGACTTCCTGGCAATGATAAGCAATTGCACCGAGTTCAAATTCGATCTGCTTTGTCACCGCCTTGTATTCCTTGGGACTTAATTTATTTCCGGAAGGGGACACATCGATCAATCGTCTGATAAGACCTGACTTTGCGTCCGTAATCTTGACCGGTTTATTGGTGCCCATGAACAGGAAGCACTTGAAGCGGTTTGCGTAGGTCGATTTGAACTTTTCATTTACTGTCATCAGCTCGTGAGAAACCAAACTATTCAGTCGAGTGTTATCCTCAATACGAGACAGATCACCATCATGCTGAATCGCCACAAGCGGATTCGTCTTGAATGCCTCCAATGCAAAGGAGTTACTGGATGAACCCAGTGCCTTAGCGTCAAAGACCGAGTAGTATCCCTCAAAGAGCTGCTGAATAATATTCAGAACCGTAGATTTACCCGTACCTGCTGCACCGTACAGAACCATAAATTTCTGCAATTTCTTCGACTCTCCACAGACAATAGAACCAATAGCCCATTCAATTTTCGTTCGCTCTTCTTCAGAGTAAATTGTGGACATCAACTTATTCCATGCATCCGTGGTCCCTTCCTCAAGAGGATAGTTCAGCCGCTTACTTGCATAGTCTTTTTTGTTCGTCGGAGTATTGGAGAATATAAGTTTCTCATCAAGCATGTGGAAAGAGTCTCGCATCTGCTTTTGGCAGTATTTGTGCCACGAATCGATCATTCCGGATTCGGAATCCCACATGTGCAGAACTTTAATACTTGAATCAAAGTTTT